AGACGGAATGTCCAAACTGCCATAAACACTTTGTGGCTGTCAGCGGCAGAAAATACTGCTCCCACAGCTGTTATATTGCTCACAGATTTGGCGGTGACAGTGATGAGTAAAGAACAGATGGCAAGAGAAAAGCTGTATCAGACTACCATGAGCATAGCAAGAAAGATGCTGAGAAACAGCCTGATATCGAAGAAAGAATACGCTGTAATTGATACAAAAATGCAGGAAAAATACCAGCCAACTTTGGGTACATTATTTGCCGACATTGACTTGCTATAACGGGCGTTCAGAGTGATATATAGTAGCGAAAGGAGTTGATTTTGTGCGAAAAATAAGCAAAATAGAGCCGACCATGCCAGCAGTTGCGGCAAAGAAAAAGGTTGCGGGCTATGCACGAATTTCGATGGAATCCGAGAGGATGCACCATTCCCTTTCTGCACAGATCAGTTACTACAACGCACTGATTCAGAAAAAGCCGGAATGGGAATTTGCAGGCGTATACGCGGACGATGGCATCAGTGGAACCGGCACCGCTAAGCGGTCGGAGTTCCTTCGTATGATAGCCGACTGTGAAGCAGGAAAGATTGATATTATTCTCACCAAATCCATACAGCGTTTTGCAAGAAATACCGTTGACCTGTTGGAAACGGTTAGACATTTAAAAGACATCGGCGTGGAAGTGAGATTTGAAAAGGAAAATATCAATTCCATGAGCAGTGACGGAGAGCTGATGCTTTCCATCCTGGCATCCTTTGCACAGGAAGAAAGCCGTTCCATCTCCGAAAATGTGAAATGGGGTACGAGAAAACGCTTCGAACAGGGCATTCCGAATGGACACTTCCAAATCTACGGATACCGCTGGGAAGGCGATCATCTTGTAGTTGAGCCGGAAGAAGCCAAAATCGTGAAAATGATTTTTGATGATTTCCTGAACGGGTTATCAGCAGAAAGTACCGAAAAGAAACTGGAACAGATGGGTGTTAAATCTTATAAGGGACAGCATTTTGGCAATACATCCATCAGACAGATTCTGAGCAATGTTACTTACACTGGAAACCTGCTTTTTCAGAAGGAATATGTTTCAGACCCTATCACAGGCAAATCAAAAATCAATCGCGGAGAGATGCCGCAATATTGGGTAGAAAACACGCATGAAGCGATTATTCCACTGGAAACTTACAAAGCTGTTCAGGCAGAACGCCAACGGCGAAGAGAACTGGGAGTGTTTGCAAATTGGAGTATCAACACATCCTGCTTTACAAGCAAAATTAAGTGTCCTATCTGTGGGAAGAATTACCGCAGAAGCGGAAAGCGGCAAAGAAAAGATCCAAATGAAGTTTACTACATTTGGATTTGCCGCACCAAGAGTGATAAAGGAGCAAAATTCTGCAGTGCCAAAAGCATACCGGAAAAGAAACTGAAAGCCGTTTGCACTGAAGCATTAGGGCTTGAAGTGTTTGATGAAATGGTCTTTACAGAAAAAATCCAACAGATCATCGTCCTTGGTGAGGATACGCTTGAGTTCCATTTTAAGGATGGAACGCTTCAGCAGAGAAAATGGGCATCTACGGCGAAAACAGACTGGTGGACAGAGGAGCGCAGAAAGGAATGGGGCGAAAGGCATAAAAATAAAGCCCAAAATCCCAACCGAGCTTTTTACAACGAATTTACGGGATTTATTAAGTGCGGAAATTGCGGAGAAAATTACCGCAGCCAGGGAACGACATATGCAGATGGCACGAAGGAACGGTATTGGAGGTGCTGCAAATCTTGCGGAAATACAGGAATTAAGCACTCGACTATGCAGGAGCTGGTGTGTGATGTGCTTGGTATCGAGGAGTTTTCCGAAGAACAGATGGATGCAGTGATGGAGAAAGCCATTGTAAAGGAAGGTACAGTTACATTTTATTTTCAGGATGGACATACAGAGAATCGTAACTACGAAGAAAAGAAAAAAGGCTTTCCGCACACAGAAGAATACAAGGAATATATGAGACAGGTAACGAAAAGCCGTTGGACACCGGAAGCACGACAGGAAATGAGTAAAAGAGTCAAGCAACTTAGGAAGGAGCGTGGAGACAAATGGCGAAAAGAAAAGTAACCACGATTCCTGCCACTATCAATAAGTTCACCGCAAAGCCTGTGGACAGTAAGAAAAAACGCAGGGTTGCGGGATATGCCCGCGTCAGTACTGACCATGAGGATCAGCAGACCAGCTATGAAGCACAGGTGGATTATTACACAAATTATATTAAAGGCAGAGATGACTGGGAGTTTGCAGGATTATATTCTGACGAAGGCATCAGTGCCACCAACACCAAACACCGCGATGGATTCAACCAGATGATCGCCGATGCCCTGGCAGGAAAGATTGACCTTATCATTACAAAATCGGTCAGCCGATTTGCAAGAAATACGGTGGATTCACTCTCGACCATCCGAAAATTGAAGGAACATAACATCGAGTGTTATTTTGAAAAGGAGAATATATGGACCTTCGACAGCAAAGGAGAACTTCTGCTCACAATCATGAGTTCCCTTGCACAGGAAGAAAGCCGTTCCATTTCGGAGAATGTCACATGGGGACACAGGAAACGTTTTGCAGACGGAAAGGTCAGCTTTGCTTACAGCCGTTTCCTTGGATATGAGAAAGGACCGGACGGAACGATTGTAGTGGTGCCGGAGCAGGCCAAAACGGTAAAGCTGATTTATAAGCTGTTCCTGGACGGAATGACCATGCATACCATTGCCGGAGAACTTACCAAACGCGGCATCAAGACACCCGGCGGCAAGGATAAATGGAATCAGTCAACGGTGCGGAGTATTCTTACCAATGAAAAATACAAGGGCGATGCTCTGCTGCAGAAATCCTACACAGTGGATTTTCTGACAAAGAAGACGAAAACCAACGAAGGCGAAGTGCCGCAGTATTATGTGGAAAATAATCATGAAGCAATCATTGACCCGCAGATTTTTGAATTGGTGCAGGCTGAAATTGCAAAGCGAAACAAAGGAAAAGAACGCTACAGCGGAGTCAGTATTTTCTCCACCAAGGTGCAGTGTGCGGAATGCGGCGGCTGGTATGGTCCCAAAGTGTGGCATTCCAACGACAAGTACCGCCGCATTATCTACCAGTGCAATAATAAATTCCGAAACAAGACAGGATGCTCCACTCCGCACCTGACGGAATATGAAATCAAGGAGTATTTCATAAAGGCTATGAACCGACTGATTACCGAAAAGGATGAGATCATTGCCAACACAGAAATGATACGAAAGATGCTCTGTGATAATTCTGAACTGGAAACCAAGCGTGATGCCCTGCAGGGAGAAATCGCTGTAACGGTAGAACTTACGCAGAACGCAGTAGTGGAGAATGCACGAGTGGCACAAGACCAGGATGATTACAATAAACGCTATAATGCCTTGGTTGAACGCTATGACCGGCTGAAAGCACAGTACGATGAAGTCAGCACCGCAATTACTGACAACGAAGCAAGGTATGAACAGATGGGCAGATTCATCACAGTCCTAAAAGACCAGACAGGCATTATTACAGAGTTTGACGATGCCATTTGGGGCAGTCTGGTGGAGAAAATTGTAGTAAAGAGCAAGGAAGATGTGACAGTGGTGTTCAAGGACGGCACTAAGATAAAAGCAGAATAAGAGGAAAAGATACAGCACTTGGGATGTATGTCCTGAGTGCTGATTTTTGCGTATATGAAATGTAAAAAATGGTACGGAGTAGATTTACAATATATATACGTGGAATAAATTGACACTATTTGTCAAAAGTACTAAAATATCAAATAAATGAAGAGATGTGACGCAAAACTATAAAAGCTAAGTTATGATATGGTATCAAGCTGTACATAGAAGAAATTTCTAGCGGTATTAGTGCATTTACTTTTGAGGTAATTTAACTATTTGCTTGCTTTGGAAAATAAGCTGGTGGAGAAAATTTTGGCAGAGTGTGATAGATACCATTTAAAGCTGAAAAGTTGGTTGATGGCAAAATAAGAGAAAATAAGAAAAATAGAGAAAATCTAGTGGCGAGGGATATTTTTTGTACACCTTCTGTGCTAGGATAGATGATAGAAAGGGGAAAATAAAAGATGAGTTATTTATTGATTATATTAATAGCTATGTTAGCATGTTTTCTTTTATATAAAAAAGGAATTTTTAATTCTTTAACAAAAAATGCTAGTGTGAGTCAAAGATATGATTCAGAAGTTGGAAATTTTGTTGTTTTAGGTAAAAAGAATAAATTTGTGATTACAAAAGATGAGTATTTATCATTTTTGGTTGAAGATGGGCAAATTGTTGCATGTAAAGATATGCGAGTTGGGAATGAATTTAAGTATTATGGGGGTAAGTAAATGGGATTATTTACTGATGTACTGGATTGGGCATCTGATAAAGTACAAACTATGACTGGTGAGAAAGAACGCAGAGAAAGAGTTGCGGAAATCAAAAGTACATATGATGATTTTAAGATTCAGGTAAATAGCAATGTAAATAGCGTTAATAGTTCGATAGGAGAACTTAATAGTTCAATTAGGGAATTAAATGATTTTAGGGAAGGTAATGTTTCTAGAGATATTGAATTATTAGGAGGATTTTTAGGTCATTTTGGATGTGTAAAAATGATTGGAGATTATGCAAAAGAGGAAACTGCATGCTATGTAGCAGTTCCAGAACATCATTTTATTAGTATACAGGATTATATACGAGATATAGACTGGAGTAAAGAAGATGTTTTTATTAATTCATTTTTCTTGAGTCCTTTAGGAATGAAAAAGAAAACACAATTACAAAACTTATCAATGCAAGAACAGCTTAATTCCCTTAAAATAGAAGCGGAACAAATTATTTTGGAATTAAAGAACTTGAAATTTGTAGCAGAGCAGGACAAAAAGATTGCTGAACTATACATTTTTTGTGTTAAGCGTATTATTTGCTATATTGAAAAAGTAATCATTCCAGAAATGGATATTGTCGAAGCATTTTTTCAGGCACTAGCGATAAAAAATAAAATAATAGCAGATAATACAGTGGAGAAAATAGAGTTCAAAAACAATATTGACCTTATTCGAGATACGCAATATCAAGCTCATTATCAGTTTATTAGAAATTCATTCTTGTTTTATATCATTGCTTGTAAGATATATAACACACCAGTATTAACTAATTTGTTAAAAGGAACTACATCTGAAAATGATTTGCAGGAGATAACTAAGGAAAAAGATGTTCTGGAAACACAAATAAATAA